TTAATATATCAGTAATGTTTGGTAGATTGAATGATGGGAAAGATGGTAGTTTGAAACCAAATACCTCACCAGTTTCTGGGTTATATATTTTCTTTGCAAAATTTGTTAGACTTTCAAACATGCCAGATATACTTGGTAGTTGTGGTAATTCAAATCCAAATATTTCTGCTCTACCACTTTCACTTTCACTTGGTTTAGAGAATATCTTTTTTCTAAAACCCTCTAGGGTGTCATACATCTCCTGAAAAGATGGTAAGTTTAATTTTTCTTTTAAATCTGTTGCCAGATTTTTGATTGTTTCTATTGGACTGAATATTGCCCCAATAATACTATCAAACAATTCTGTAAACTTAAATGATTGTAGTGCCTCTTCAGCACCAGTAAATCCAAACTTACCTAGTACAAATCCAACAGCACCTTTTAAGAAGTCTAGTGGCATACCAACAAGTGAATTAACAAGACCTTTTAGACCACCTTCTATACCACCCATAAGTTTTGCAATCTTACTTGGTGGTTCTTTTACAACCATACCTGCAGGACCAGATACAACATCACCACTTGCACCTGTAACCCCATCAATAATACCTTTGATAGTATCAAATGCCGCAATAACAATTGTAAATGGTAAGAATAATTTACCTAACATTTTTAAGAAACCACCAGTCTTACTAAAGAATGATGTAAATGAAGATATAACAGGTAACTTTGTAACAGTAGTTGCCAACTTACCAACTGGTGCGAATATACCTTTTAATTTTGTAATCAATCCTGTTTCACCAAATAACATTAACCCTTTACCACCAGTAAAGAACCTAGTTAGATTACGAGTTGCAATATTCAGAGCAATTTTTACTCTACGATTAAATCTACCAATGATACCTGTTTTAGGATCCATCAACATTCTAAATGTTGCCGCAAGTCCAAGACCTGCTGCAGGTAGACCTTTATATTCTTCTGGGTCAGGTCCATTTACACCAAAGTCTTTGATTAACTTAAATACTTCTAATACTGCTTTGAAACCTTTTGTGAGACCTACAACTGTATATGTTAATATAGTTTGTAATACAGGCATGAGTGGTACAAAGACTTCATCTTTGATAAAGACAAATACATCTTTCATCGCCGTAAATAAATCTTTGACCGCACCTCTGAACTCAGCATTTTGTAATGCTTTTACGATACCTAATATACCTAAGAAGAATATTGCCACACTACCTATAAGTGCCTTTAGACCACCAAGTGATTTAGCAAATACACCACCACCTAAATCTTTACCCTCAACTGCTTCAACTTTATTATCTTGGTTTTGTAATAATGCCAATCTTTCTTGTTCAGCCAACATAGAGGCCTGCTGTTGTAATGCGTCTTCTTGTAAACCAATTTGTTTACCAAACTGTTTGGCAAGAGATTGACCAAAACTTCTATTGGTCGTTTTTGAGGCTGCGATAATTGTCTCTTTTAATTCTTCATTACGGACAACATCATTAGCGTCATTCTCTCTTAACTTATCAATTACATTAGAAAAATCAGCCATGTTCTATTTCTTTTTAAGTGCCTGTGATCCAAAGAAGGCTGCAACAATACCTGCAACAGCAACAAAGTATGTAGGTGCCATATCACCAAGTATCTTACTTGCCTGTTCTAATCCTACCACAGTGGCAAAAACGATTGCGATTGGGTACAGTAATAGACCTGCAAGAGCAAACCATGTCATCTTTCTTTGTGCGTCTCTCATAGCGTCAGCGTCTTCTAACTCTTTACGCTTGAACTCCATATACATTTCATGCTCTTTATCTGATACTTTACCATCACCATTTGTATCTGCTGGGTGTGGTTGTTGTACCACTGTTTTAGTTTCTTCTTCAGCCATTCTATCCCCTTTGTTTTGCCTCTCTTATTTTTCTGTTCTCTTCCTTTACATGCTCATTCAGTAAAGCAAGATAAACTTCACGCTCATATGGTACCAAATTTTCAATCTCCGTCAATGTGATGAAATTTTCATGCATACACATTTTGAAATTAATCTCATAATAATGTTCAAGGTTAATATGCGAGAGGCATATTAAAAAAAACTTTGCATACCTTCTATTTTATATTTAGCCTTTTTCTTTGTCTTTGGGTGTGTCAAAGTTACAATATGCGATAACTTTGGCATTGTAGTAAAGAACTTTTGAATTTTAGAAAACTGGTCTTGCGTTAAGTTTTCTATAAACTCACCTTTATCTTCTTTAGACAAATCAACTGCTTCATATGTTTCTACACCGTTTATTACTTGATGAATACATCTACTTGTCATTTCAACAGCGTCATCTGCCGTTAACTTGTTTATTTTGATACCATTAAATGTTTTAATCGTAGGGTATCTCATAACAACTGACACTTGATCCGTCAAGTCAATTTTATTAGTGTGTTCTTCGTCCATATGTACCTCTACTTTTGACAAGTCAACTTTAGTAGGTACTTTCACATTCTCATCGCCAGGGAATGGTAAGTTAAGTGTAACTTTCTCACCAACTGCTTTAGATCGTATCTTTAAAAAGATATACTCTAAATCAAATGATGGTAATTTATTGACATCTAACTTGCCAAATGTACAACTTGTAACAACATCTGCTACAGCGTCCATCATTTCTACCTCGCCACCTTCTTGTGCCTGAAGCAATATCTTTTCTTCTTTGACCAAGAAAGGTCTATATTTAATCTTTTCGTCCGTACTAGGGACTTCTAACTCATAAGTTTGAGTGTTTAACTTTGGTAAAGCCATAATATCTCCTTATAATTAAAAAGTAAATGGTGGAAAAATTTTACCTCCAAATACTCTACCAATTGGTATACTACGCTTCAATTGATTTAAAACGCCTCTACCTGTTCGTCTCAATTCAGGTGGTAAACTACTAAATAATCCACCGCCTGCTTTCACTTCGCCTGAAGATAGACCGCCAACTTTGCCTGTGCTGTCTATGTCCAGATTAAAGTTTAACCAATCTCTATATGCAAATGTAACTTCAATTGCAACAAACTGATTTTGGTTACCACTATCATATTGTATTTGATTAATCGCTGTTGGAAAACATTCTCTTAATCTTACACCGTATGTAGCACTATCTCTATCGTTAAGACTATCAAACTGTCCTAACTGAAATATATCTAAAGGCGATACATACTCATCATAAAAATTAAACATACCTGTTTGATTGTTATATATGATGTTTTGCCACGCCTCAAAAAATGTTCTTAATCTTAAAAATTTATCACCTATAAATGTCGCTGTTATGTCCGTGTATTGTACCTGTGTAGGATACTTATATGGTGCACCTGCAATACGATATGGACTTGTATTAATTGTTCTACCTGGCATTGTAATGTTTGTACACATCAAAGCGACAGTTGGTGCCAGGTCTTTTTCATAAGACAATGTATCACCTAACTTTTGTCCAGTTGCACCAGATACTTCTTGTCCTGCGTCATCAGCGCCAAAGAATAATGGTGAGATTGCTTCTTTCAACGCACCACCTTTTGGTAGTTGTATGTTGACTAAAAATCTTGTGTTTCTTGCAACGCCCTCACCCTTGGCAATCGCACTTCTAAATCTATTGATTGTAGTTTCTGGATTTGCACGCTGTTTGATACGAGGATCACCTGGTATGTTATCATACTCACGCCCACGAGGGAAACCTATTCGTATATCAAATGGTCCTAATCTTTTGCCGCCTCTAAATATTGCCACTTTATTCTCCGTGATACTTTCTTCTTACTAATTTTTTTCTATTCTTCATATGTGCTTCTTCTACCAACTTCTTATTCTGTCCATAATACTTAACAGCATAACCTTCATTACACATCATAAGATTAACAGACTTACCATCTATAAACACATCACCAAGTATTCTACCAAACTTACCAGTCTCTTCACCTTTATAAGTCTTAATAGCAATCTTCTTAGCAGACTTTAACTTGTTTGTCAAGTATTTTTTTGACATAAGTCCATATTCTTTTTCTATCACATCACGGGTTCTACTTTCTGGTGTATCTATACCAAATAGTCTTACTCTACTTTTAAACATTATGTCGAAACCTAAATCTAACATAACATCTATTGTATCGCCGTCAATAATCTTTATGACTTTTGCCACACGATAACTAAAATCTGTTGGGTCTCCTAACTTTGCCATTATCCTGCAATCCTTCTACTATCTCTATGTGCCGCTGTCATACCTGCTTTCTTAAATGATTGAACTGGCATGAATATTGCAGGCGCATAATCTATTTCATCTAATCTATAAAACCCACTTGCAAACTGTGATCGTAGATAGTGTTTGATACACGGTTTAATAAGTTTAATATTTTTTAACTTTCTATAATCACCAGCAAATTTTCTTTTTGCCAATGTTTCTAACAATCTCATTCTCATTGGTATTGGTAGATAGTGAAAGTTTATGCCATAGAAACCACCTGGTGCACTATCTATAGGCATGACTAATGGAAACACATCATAGTAAGGTAAGAGTGCCGCAGTTTTAGGGTTGTATCTAAAAAAATTAAGTTGATTAAAACCTGGTGTTTTGAGTATCTTGCCCTCTCTCATCAATCGACCTGCAGATATTCTACTTGCTAATTGTGATACTTTTCTACGATACCATGTAAGAGATAATTCTCTATCACCTACATCTTGTCTTATCTTATCAAATATTGTTGCCATACTTCTATTTATGTGGTCATACTAAATAATATTATGCGAAAGATAAAGAGATTGCCTCATAAAATGTTAGTACAAGGCAAGTTTAAACCACGATTTCCACAGAAATATAAAGGCGACCCTAGTAACATAGTATTTAGGTCATCATGGGAACTCACTTGTTTTAGATACCTAGACAATAATCAAAATGTATTGAAGTGGGCAAGTGAGGAGTTTTTTGTGCCATATAAACACCCCATGACAGGTAAGATAAGTAGGTACTTTCCTGACATATGGATTAAGTATAAGAATAAAGATGGCATTATAACAGAAACAGTATGGGAAGTCAAGCCAAAAAAGTACACTATACCACCACATATACCAAAACGCAAGACCAGATCATGGGCATATACCGCAGAACAATTTGTTATTAACACCGCAAAATGGAATGCAGCCAAAGAGTATTGCAAGAAACGAGGTCAAAACTTTCAGATAATAACAGAGGACCAACTAAAACATTGGTCAACTATTGCCCCACTTTAACATAAATAGTACACATGACAAGTTTAGCAGAAAAATTAAGACAAAGGTTATTTGGTCAACCATCAGCGAGTGCCTTAACAAATAGCGCACCTATTCGTAACAGCAGACAAAGTGGTTTTACAACTGACCCATTTGAAGGTACTGAACAAAACAAATACGCCTATGGCACACTTCGTTACCCAGATAATTTAGGTGAGTTTGAGTTTGGTCATTACTTACTCTTTCACATCTTTGAAATATCACAAAGTAAGTATGTAGGACCACAATCAGAAACGCAAGAAATAAATTTATCAAAGTATGGTATGGGTGGTGGTGTCGCAGGTGGCAAAGCAAAAACACAAAAAAAGATTAACAAACAAGAACATAATTTATACTCACCAAGTGTGGCGTATAGTAATGACGCCTCAGAATTAAATGACATTACCAGAGACACAACCACAGAGAGTGGTGGTAGTGTAAGTAGGGCATTGAGACAATCTGGTAGACTAAAACGATCTACTGATACTATCGCATTATACTTACCACCTAACATAAAACAATCTGTTACTGCTAACTATAAAAATAGTGAAACAGGTCTTGCAGGTGTACTTGGTGCAGACTTAATAGGTGCGTCTAATGTAGATGACTTATTAAACAGACTTGGCACACAAGGTACTTTTAACACATTAAGAGACGCACTTACTGATACACTAGGTGTTAAGTTTGCCGCAAGTGTAACAGACTTTGTTACAGGTGGTGATTTAGAGGGCGTTATAAGAAAAGGTACGCAACGGGCATTGAATCCTGCGTTAGAGGCAATCTTTCAAAGCGTAAACTTTAGAGAATTTAGTTTTAGTTTTAGATTTACACCACGAAACGAAAGAGAACTTGCGTCCGCAGATAGTATTATTAAGATGTTTAAGTTTCATATGTTACCAGAAAGAGTTGCCGGGCAGAAAATTGGCAGACATTTACTCTTTCCAAGTGAGTTTGAAATACAATATATGTTTCAAGGCACAGAAAATACATGGTACCCATTTGTAAAACCATGTGTATTGACCAGTCTTAATG